CGGCTTCGAGGTAGTCGAATATGTCGTCGTCGGTCCAATGCCGCATGAGGAAAAGCTGGGTGGGGCTGTCATCCACGCGGCGCACATCCTGGGCGAGCGGGACGCCGCCTTTGATGAGATCGACATCGGCGCTCTTCTGCCCGTGGAATGCGGCATCCCACGGCCAGTTGAACGAGCCGGTGGGGCGCTGGAGGACATCGGTGAGGCCGCACAGGTAGGGCTCGCCTTCCTTGGGGTGCTCGGTGCCGAGGCTGAGGACGAGGGCGGAGTGGTGTCCCCATTGGTAGTATTTGAGGAAATCGAAACGGGGCGCTCCGGTTTCGATGTCGAAGCCGTCTTGGATGGCGATGCGGCCAGGAGCGTAGTCGTAGAGGGTCAAGTCCCACTCGCGGGCGAGGAGGTCGCTGTGGGCGTAGCGGTGGCGGAAGCGGGGTTCGCGCCATTGCACGCACGGGAGCTTCACGCCGAGCCTGAAGATGAGCAGGTGCAGCATGGCGGTGCTGTCCTTGCCTCCGCTCCAGAGGACGACGGGGTTGCGAAACTCCCGCAGCCAATACTCGGCGCGGTAGAGGGTTTGATCGACGAGGTTTTGCAGGTGTTGGTTCATCAAATCGCAAGGGCCGTCATGCCGAGGACCATGCCGCCAGCGGCCATGCCCGATCCCATCATGGAGTTTTGGGAAGCGCCTGCGGTGGCTCCGGCTTGCATGGCCGCGCCTTGGAGGGCGGCGCGGTTGTTTTGGTAGGAGTTGTAGCGGCTATCGAGCATGTTGGCGTTGAAGCTGGCGACATTTCCGGCCATCTGGTTGGCAGAGTTGTAGGTGTTGCCGATCATCTGGCCCGACTGGCCGAGGGTGGTGGAACCCATACCTGCTCCAGGGGCAAGAGCACGGGAGTAGGGATCGATGGTAATGTTGGCTCCAGCGAGGCCGGTGCGGAGGTTGGCCTGGGCGAGGCGGGTGTTGGCGCTTTGCCCAAGGATATTTCCTACGAGGCCGAGGCGGTTTTGGCGGTTGCCGACGAGCATTTGGTTGGTCTGCCCGGCGAAGTTGCGGCGCTCGGCCTCGCGTTGGCTGGCGTAGGCGTCGCGGTTGAGGATTTCGGCGGCGAGGGCTCCTGTGCCGACTCCGAGGCCACGGGCGGACATCCCAGCGCGGGCGGCTTGGGTGGCTTGGCGCTCCTGCTCGGGGGTGAGGCTGCGGCCGAGTTGGAGTTCGTTGCTGGCTTGACGCTGTAGCTCGCGCTCGATGTCGGTGCCTTGCAGGTCGCCTGCGGCTTGGTAGCCGAGCTGGTCGGTGTAGTCGGCGACGGATTGGAGTTCGTCGGCCTGCTGCCCGGCGGCAATGAGCTGGTCGGTGGCGCGTTTGGTATAGAGGTTCGGAGCGGCGGTGCCGATGGTTTCTTCGCCGATGATTTTGCCTTTTGCGTCAACCTTGTAGCGTTTGATTGGTCCGCCATCTTGGCTGAGATTGGATGCAATGTTTGAGACGGTGCCAAGCTGGAGGGCTTCTTGGGTGGGATACGCCTCGGCTTGCGCGGCAACCTGATCGCGGAATTGCTCCTTAGCAGCACCGCTGGATTGCGCCATGAGCGCATTGTAATCAATCGGCTGCGCCTGTGGCGGTGGCGTTTCTTTCTTGGGCTTGCTGCCCCCTCCTTTGCCGCCCATTAGGACACCCTCCCTTCAACGAGGCCCACGCGGCGGGCGAGTTTGGCCCATGGGTAGGCGTGGGGTTGGAAGGAATTCCGGCGGTGCCATATCGCCCACTCTTGGGGGTGCGTGGCGACGCGGAGAAATTCGCGGACGGGGTTCGCGTGGCCGACCGATGCGGCCAGCTCGACGAACCAAGCGTTGGGGGGGAGGTCGTAGGTCATGGTGTTAGTGTCTGGGGAGTAGTGGACTTCGTGAGCGAGGAGGAAAACTTGCGGGGTGTTGAAAACGAGGCCGTGCGCCATGTGCCAGGCGAGGAGGGACTCGAAGGGTTCGGTGGTGTGTTCGTCATGCCAGTTTCGGGCTCTTTCCCAGGGGAGCATTAGGCTTTGATGCAATACAACATGGCGATGTTGCGCGGGCGGGTCTCGGTAGTGCCTGCGGGGGATTGGCTGGAGGTAGTGAAATCGTGCTGGTGGCGGTTGGTTGCGCCATTAGTTGTAAAAGGCCCAAAAGATCCCATGCCCCCGCTATACATGTTGTAGACATTTCCGCCGCCCGCCGAAGTAAATGTGTGAGCGTGATCTGGATAGTCGTGTCCTGTGGTGCCAGAATGCGTATGGCTGATCACTCCATCCGCTTGCTTGGCTCCAAAAGTGCCAGCGGCAACGCCATCGCTATTCGTGCCTGATCCTCGGACGAAATAGCCACGCAAGTCAGGAAGGGTAAATGTGGTGCTACCATCGCCAGCACCGTAAGTTGTCCCGATGGCCGCAAAGAGAGCAGCGTAAGTTGTGCGAGACACTGCCGATCCATTGGCTGCGAGCCATCCACTTGGCGCGGTGTTCATGGCAAACGGCATAATGGCTCCAGTCGGCACAAGCGTGACGCTGGAGTTGAGCTTTTCCTGCGTGACCGCTCCGTTTGCAATTTTTGCCGTAGTCACATTGGCATCAACAATATCAGCCGTAACTATGTTTGAGACTACTGGCGTAGCCGCCGAGTTGAGCTTTGTAGGGGTAACGACTTCTTCGTTTGTAAATGTGTAGCCTGGGGTAACGGTTGCCATGGTTTGGAGTTTTAAGTTAGTTCAGCGTGCGGGTTTCGGCGCTTACCGGCCCGTTGATTGTCGCCTCGGCGGTGAGGGTGCGGAGGATTGGGCGGCCCGAGGTGGTGCGGAATCTCAGGTCGAGGGCAGTTGCTTTGCAGCGCAGCGGGGCTTTGAGCGTGTAATCTTCTTGCTCGGCGGTGGTGTTCACCAGAGAGGCGATCTGGAAATCGGCGTCGAAATCCGTCGTCACCGCATCGAGCGTGCAGGCGCTTCCAGCGGGCAGGACGACGCTGGCCTTGGTGCGGGTCAGGCGTTTGGCGTTGAGGGTGCCCCAGCCGTAGCGGCGCGTCAGGAGACTGCCCAGGACAGGGGTGCTGCCGAGGCCGCTTTGGGTATCGTCCGCGCCGGTCTCTTGCTCATCGAGGAGGAAGAGCTTGCCGGTGGTGGTAGCCGCGAAGAGGCGGCGCTGTGTGCCGTAGTCCGAGACAAGCAGGCGGTTCAGCGGGAATCCGTAGATGTCCTTGGTCTCCCAGTTCTGGTTCAGCATGTTGAAGGCGAAGAGGGCGTTCGGCTCGGTGCTGGTGTCGAGCGGCACGGCGAGGTAGTAGCGGTTTCCAAAATAAATCCCGTTGCTCAGGTGCGCTGCGGGGGCGTTGATCTCGGCGATGAGATCGGCGATGGGGTCCGAGAGTGTCTGCGTGCTGCCGCGCAGTTTGAGGTCAAATTGATTGTCCAGCCGGTAAACGCCGTTGTCCGAGAGGAAAAACACATAGACGCCTGCGGTGGCGATGGATCGCTTGGCCGAGCAACCGATCTCGTCGGTGAGGAGTTGTAGGCTGGAAGCGGCGGGGTCAATCGAGACGCCATCCGCGCCGATGGCCGCCGTGGCAAGCCAAATGGATTTGCGGCAGAAAACCAGCACTTGCCCCTCGGCATAGGGGTGCAGGGCCACGATGTAGTCGTTCGAGCCAGAGTTGGCGCGGAATGCCTTGCTCACTGGATCGTAGGTCTCGGCGTCGAAGACATCCGAAATCAGCACCTCGTCGCGGTTGCGGGCGATGACGAGTTGGTTGTTGTAGTAGGTCGCCGTGCTGGTGCTGGGCAGGCGCGAGTAGGTGACGCCCAGCGGATGCGATCCCTGCGCGACGCGGGAGAAACCATTTGCCAGGATGCCGTCCCACACCAAAACAGGTTGGACACGCTGGGAAATAATCGTTCCGTTGGCAGAAGATGCCGTGGCGGGGGGAACAGAAAACGAAAACTGCGTGGAGGAAATCCGCGTCACCTCAAAGTCGGCCAAGTATCCGGCCTCCCCTGCCCCGCTGATGCGCACCACCTCGCCGGTCTGGTAGGGGTGAGTGCCCAGCGTGGTAGCTGTGGCCGTGCCGCTGGCCTGCGTGAGCGTCTGGAGGCGGATCAGCGACTCCTCGCGGGTGCGCAGCAGGTAGAGTTTATCGAAGGCTTGTATGACCTCTATGTCATCGCCAGCGACCAGCGTGTCGGTATTGGGAAGCTGGATCGTCTGGAGATTCGCGCCGTCGCGCCAGAGGTAAACAGAGTTCGGCCCGGCAAGGACGATGTATTCGTTGGAATTGTCCAGGCGCGGCGAGGAGTAAATGCCCGCTCCGATGATGCCTCCGGTGTAGGTCGTTTGAACGATAGGCCCCTTGTTGGCCACAAGCGTTCCGGTGGCGTTTGCGCCGGGGTCGGCAGCCATGGTGTAAGTGAAGGTATTTGTGCCGGTGACCGTGATGTAGAAGTCGCCGTTGTATTGCGCAGGCGAGGCTCCGCGAATGTTGATGCGGTCGCCGGTGGCGTAGCCATGCGCGGCGAGACTGGCCGTGGCCGTTAGGTTGCCGCTGCCTCCGCGAGTCAGTGAGGAGATTGTTTTGTCCGTGCCGAGCTGGAAAGGAACGGTCAGCGCCTCGCCAATGTAGCCGATGGATTCACCCAAGCGCTTCGCTCCTTTGCGCGTCTGAGCCACGCCTCGGTCGAGGCGCATGTTTTCACAATACTGGACCATGCCCGCTTGCAACTGCAGCGGGTTGAGGCGGGAGGCCATGCCGATAAATCCGGCGTCGCCTTCTACGATTGTTTGGTCATCGGGCATCTACCTTCTATTCTGAGGATGCTTGTCAAGTAGCCCTCGAATGGCTGCAACGCTCAGGCGCATGCGGTTGTTTGTGCTGAATAGATCCTTGATTGCGCTGGCTGTTTTGTGCGGGTGCTCGAGGATTTTTTGGCGAACCTTAGGCAGCAAATCGGCGGGGATGCCGGGGATGGTTTCCGCTGCGGCGGCAGAGGATTTGGCGGGCTTTGGGGTGCCGGGCTCGATGATGCGGTAGCAGGTGACTTGCACGGGGCGCATGGTGGCGGCGTCCCAATCGCTGAACTTTTTTGTTTCGATGTCGCGGGCTTCTATGGCGTCGCGCAGGAGGTCGTGGACATTGCGCTCGGGGCAGCCGAGTTGGCGGGCGGCTTGCTGGCGGGTGAGCCATCCTTGGTTTGCGGGGATGCCGTATTTGAGGGCTTTGTGCTTGAGGGCGATGGCGGCGAGTTTGTTCATGCGGACTTGGGTTTGAGGAGGAGACTGGCGTAGCTGGTGCCTTCGTTGATGGTTACATTCACCATCTGGAAGTTGCCGGTCTTTTTACTGATGAATCGGACGAGGTAGCCATGCGTCCACTCGGTGGGGCGGGTGTTGGCGTAGAGGGGCTGGCGTTTGCACAGGCAGCCGGGGTTCCATGCGGAAATGAGTCCAACGCCGGGGAGGTGCATGGGCTTGTAGGCGGCGCGGTGCGTGTCAAAGAAAACGATATTTGCAGCGGCCTTGGCCATGGCTTGTCCGGCGGCGTCGCGGGCGTTGCTGATTTTGTGAACGAAAAACGCCTTGTCGATTTTGACCCAGCCTGGCGTGTCGCAATCGCCGTGGGTTTTGCCCTGGTGATAGTAGTGGATTCCTCGGTCTTTGAGCCTCAACACATGCTCGGGGCAGAAGGTGCGGCGAAGCAGGTCGGTATCCTTGTGGTGCGCGAGGCGTTGGGTGAGCGCCCATCTCTCGACGCGCCATTCGTGGTTTCCCTCGATGTAGTGGCATTCGGAGGGCGAGGCGGCGGCGAGGATTTGGTCGAGGAGGCTGTTGGCGACGGCGATGTCGTCTTCGTAGGAATCCTCGGTCTCGGCGACATAGCCGAGGGTGTGGTGTTCGGCGAGGAAGCCGCCGCAGTCAATAAAATCGCCGCCAATGATGAGGCGGTCGGGCTTGAGGGTTTTGAGATCACCGAGGAAAGCGGCCATCGCGGCGGGGTCGTGCTTGTTGCCGTGAACATCACTGAAGATGACTTCCACAATGTCACCGGTCCCGGCCTTGGAGATGCGCGGAGCAACCTTGCGCGGCGGCTTCGTGAAGCGGGAACGCTCAAGAGCCTTGACGGTCTCGGCGTGTGCGCGGCGCTCGGCCTCAAGTTGTGCTCGCGCTTGCGCAGCCTCGTTTTGCGCGGCGGTGACTTGGCTGGCGTGAACGATGTTTTGCAGTTTGTTGGTCTTCATTCTTCCTCCTCTTCTTCTTCGTCTGCGTAGGGGAACAAAATGTCGCTGGTCCTATCGGCCAGCGCTTCGACGGCGTATTGGTTCCCGAATTTCAAATCCATGTGGTAGGTCGTGCCGCCCTCTTCCCAAGAGACCACTGCGAGGCCGACATCAAATTGCTCGACGAGTTCCTTACGAATGCGCTCCAGCACGGCTTTGCGGGTGGCGGGTTTGCGTTTGGCGCTCATGCAAATATGTCTTTGCCTGCGGCTACTCGCTCGCGCATTTGGGCGAGGGTGAGGCCGGTGGGCACTTCGTAGTGCGGTGTGTCTTTAAAGCTCTTGAAATCTCCTCCCCATGTGAGCCCGAGGCTGCGGGCGGCTTGGCCAATCTCGGTGTAGATGGGTGAGTTGGTGAGGTAGGCTTTGCCTCTAAAAAGGCCGATGTCCCAGGCTGTGCCAAAATTGTGGTTGGAAAAGCCAGCGCGGGCGTTGGTGACTTTCGGGCCTGCGGTGGTGCGGCCTTTGGCGTAGAGCGCATCCTGTTCGGCGTAGCTGCGGAGCCCGCTGATGATGCGGACTACCACACCTTGCTTGGCGGCGAGGTCGAGCGCGAGTCGCATGAACTCTCGCGCTCTCGGCTGGGCGGCCGGGTGCAGCGACGAGATATTCCGCTCGGTGCGCTCGTCGAAGGTCATTTGCTCGATGTAGGCTTTGGCAGCTCCGGCAGCGCGTAGCAGAAGGTGCCGTAATCCGTCTTGAGACAGACTTGCGGTGAGCCCATGCTGGCGCACCCGCCAAGGAGCAGGAGCGCACCGACAGCGAAGGCGGTAGCGAGCAGGCCGAGGACGATCTGGGCGGGGTGGATCATTTCTTCTCGTCGCGGAAAATTTCGATCAAAGCGATGACCGCTGCCACGGCGCTGCCGATGGCTTCCCAATGCTGGGGCGAAAGGCTCAAACCAGCGAGGCCGCCGAGCACGGCCAAACCGCGAAATGTGGACGGTTGTTTTAAGTGCGAGAGGAATTTATTCATGGGGGGGGAGGGAGTTTTAAGTTTTAAGAATTAAGTTTTAAGGGTCGTGGGGCGGGGACTTCTTTCTGAGGATGGCGTAGAGGGAGGCCAGGCCGACGAGGCAGCCGATGACGAGCGAGGCCACACGCAGCCACGCTTCCAGCTCCGGCAGCATGGAGACCGTGAGGCCCGTCGCCGTAGCGAGCAGGCCGGTGATCGAGGCGCTGGCTTGGTGCGTGTCCATGGTTAGCTGAGGGCGGCAGCCAGTTGCGCTCCTGTCGTTGCAACGGTCGAGCACTGCGCCAAACGGGTGGTTTCGAGGAGGTCGGTTTTGCCCTTTATGGCCGCGATGTCGCTGTTTGATGGCGCTGTGTAGGCGCTGCCTGCAAGGCGTGTGCTGGTGGCGACATCCACGCGAGCGAGTTCGGTGGCCAGCTCGGTGCGAACCTGTGTGGCAATATCGGTTGCACTTGGGACGGTTGGCGCGTTGGTCAATGTCGTGACGGTTGCCAGCGTGCCGTTGGGTGCGAGGCGTGAAGAGACAGCGGCATCTACCCGGCCAAGCTCGACCGACAGCTCAGTTCGCACCTGCGATGCAATCTGCGCTGGCGTTGGAACGCTCGGCGCGTTGGTGAGGGTATCGACCGTGCCTCCGGTGATGGAGCGTGTGGCTGCTCCCCACACGGCTGTTGCCACGGCTGCGCCTGTGAGTAGGGCTGTGCCGGTGGTGTTATCCACTGGCACACCAAAGGCAACCGACGATGCGGATGGCACTGCACACGAACCGGTCTGCGCTCCGCTCGCGTAGCTCACGCCGCTGCGCACATCGCTGGCGGCTGGCATGGCGGCGTTCTGCGTGGCGTCGATGAGGGTTTTTGCGCCTGCGGTGTCGCAGTAGTTGAACACAGCGACATTGCTGCCGAGCTTTTTGAGGCGGATGCCTGTGCCGCTTGTTGGCGATTGGCCGAATGTTCCGTATTCGAGTGCTTGGATTTCAACAATTCCGAGTCCAGCGTTGGCCACACCAACAGCCGCGCTGATGCCGGTCGATCCGGGTCCAAATCCATTGCCGACTGCGCGGGTGGCAAACACATTTCCGGTTGAGGAGTTTTGAACTCCCGGCCCTGCACTTGTTCCACTGCCTCCAATGGCGCTGCCGTTTAGAGTAACGCTGCCAGTCAAAACATTGATGATGCCGCTTGCCGTGGCATTTGTGCCACCTGTGCATGTGCCTGTGATCGTCACTGAGGTTGCAGTCGAGGCGTTACGCACGCCCGCAGAGCCTGCCGCTGTTCCGCCAAGCACATTCCCATTGAGCGTAATTGACCCAGTTCCGGCATTGTTAATTGCCGATATAGCTGCTCCCGTTGCGTTGCCATAAATTGTGACAGACCCATTTTGGTTATTACTGAGCGCATATCCGGCGGCTGCGTTTCCTCCAGTTAGGTTTCCGGTAATAATTACGCTTCCCCCAAAGCTGTTGACCACAGCCGAAGCATCCGAGCCGCCGACACAGTTCCCTTGAATTTCCAATGTTCCCACATTTGTGTTGTTGACGGCAACACGGCTAAAGGCGGAGCCAGCCGTAATGTTTCCAATAATTTTTGCATTGGCTCCTGTGCCCGAATACTCAACGCAATTTGTTGAGTTGGTTGACCCCTTGTGCTGCACATTTGCCGTGAGAATCACACCGCTGTTTAAAACAAATTTTCCCGTGCCTGCATTGCTCACAAGGTCGCAAGCGGTGGTGGCTGTGATGGTGACGGTGTGGCCCGTGGAGGCTTGGGCCTCGTCGCCGATAGTTGGCACGACGCCGCCGACCCATGTTGCTGTTGCGTTAAAATTGCCGGTGGCGGCAGATACGATGAGAGCCATTTTTTAGAGTCCTTTCGAGATGATAAATTTCTGAAGTGCTGCGCTGATTTCGGCGACGGCGGTGAGTGTTGGCTCGTCGGAGCCGGAGAGGCTACCGAGGGCGAGGTTCACGGAATGCTCTTGAGCCTGCTCTGGCTCGCCGTCTTCGACTAATCGAGTAGGGATGAAACGGGCTGCGATGGATGCATCGCTGGAACCATCGGCTAAGTATCGGCCCGATATGGAGAGGTCTAAAGAATATTTTGGGTATTGGATTCCGTTGATTTCGATTGGGTTGGTAGCGTTCATGGTGTTTGGATTTTTGAGGTTTAGGAAAATTGGAGGTTGGTTTTGTTCGACCACTGCCCGACTGCGGATTGCTCCGAGACGACATCGCCTGCGGAGTTGGTGGAAATTTTGTAGATGGTCCAGGCAGTGGAGTCCTCGGCGGGGCCGGAGGCGGGGAAGTCTGCCCAGGCGAGGCGGCCGAGGTAGAGGTGGTTGCCGTCCGCAGCGTGCAGGAGCTGGTAGTCGCTTGGGTCACGGGGGCGGGCTATGCGGAAAACTTCGTTGGTGTGGTCTTTGCTGTAGAGGCGGCGGTCGGGGAGGTTGAGGGCGAGTTGACCCTGCGCCACTTGCGCGGCGGTGGGCACTCGGCCGGGAACCGTGCTTCGCAGGAGTTTTATGACCGTGGCCATTGGGAAGTTTTAAGTTTTAAGGATTAAGTTTTAAGAAAGGGGCCCGTGGAGCGATGGCGCGGCATGAACCGCGCCACCGCTGTGGGGAGGGAGGGGAACTTTAGAAAGTTCCTCCATCGACGGTGATGTCGTCGATGGTGACGCCGCTGATGCTGCCGCCGGTGATGGCGACATTGTTCGCGGCTTGGACGGCGATGCTGCCGAGGCCGAGCGTGGTGCGGGCATCGGAGGCGGAGGCGTCGTCGATGAGGCTGCGTCCGTAGCTGGAAAGGTCGCTTGTGGCGAACTGATCCGCGCCGGTGGCGTAGATAACCTTGTCGGCGGCTACGGTGACTCCTGCGAGGGCGGCGAGGGTGCCGTCGTAAGCCTGGACATTGGTGCCAATGGCGAGTCCGAGGTTTGTGCGGGCGGCCGAGGCGTCGGTGAGGTCGCTGAGGTTGCTGGACTTGACCAATTTTGTGCCCAGGGCGGTGGTCACGGTCGTCGCATAGTTCGCGTCATCGGCGATAGCGGCGGCGATTTCGTTGAGGGTGTTCAGCAGGTCGGGAGCGCCGTCAACGAGGTTGCTGACTGCTGTGTCCACATAGCCTTTGGTGGAAGCGTCGCTGGAGGCCGAAGGCTCGGCGAGGCCGGTGATCTTCTGGCTGTTGAGCGAAACGGACGCGGTTGGCGCGGCCATCTGGTCGAGGCGGCTGGAACGGACCTGTGTGTCGAAGTCGGAGACTTTCGACGCGGTGAGCGTGGGGATGTCGCTGGCGGCGAGGTTTGCGCCAACGGTAACGCGGCCTTTGGCGTCCACGGTGACTTTGGTGTGCGTGCCTGCTGAGACGCCGCTATTGGCCAGAGTGGCAGAGATGGAGGCGTTGGCCGAGCCGTTGAAGGCAGAGGCTGTGCCTGTGACATCGCCAGTGAGCGAGATGTCGCGGGCGGTCTGAAGCGCGGTGGCTGTGCCTGCGTTGCCAGAGACGGAACCAGTGA